GAATGATTATGGAGACAAATAATATCGAAAAGTGTACTTTATTTGCCTCCCACAACCACTGGCATGCCTATACCGAATATTTAAATAAGTTATACTGCAACTCATATAATGAGTGAGTGAATGATACGCTATAATAATAAAAAAAGAACTTTAGTCTGTTAAGACTAAAGCTCTTTAATTAGGACTAATCGCAAGCGATTATCCTAATCCAACTGATAGACTTCATAGTCTTATCAGCTTGCTCAATATCGGATTGGAAGAATCCGATAGTGAGAGTGTCTGATGTTGCGACAGCATCAGACAATGTAGCATCAAACTTCAAGGTGAAACCTTGAACGTTGAATGCTTTTGTGGGACGGCCAGACGCAGTCTTGCCTTCCACTAAGGACTTCATAAAAGGCCTTACTTCAGCCGTGTTAACGGTGAAGGTTTTGAACGGCAATGCTACTTGTTGCATTCCGGAAGTTTTAGCTTCAGCTAAAACTGATTCAAAAGAAACGATAGTTTTTTCCATAATGGGGATCACGTTAGTGTGCCCATTAGTCGGGGGTGTTTTTTTGACCTGCCACACTCTCTCACAGACTTTCCATTTTTAAAAAAATAAAAAAAATAAAATTTTGATTTTCAACACTTTATATATTTATGTTCAACTCACAATCATTTAACTCTCTCAATGTCAGTAACTTCCTTAATGAAATTATAGTATTAATATATACTATAATTTGAACATTCTTCTCTCTCAATATCAATGAGTTACAACTTGCTCCGTTGAACATAGTTGTAAATATAGATATTGTTCATATATTTGAACATTGAAATAAACAAGAAAAAGGTGAGTAAAAAAAGAATATTAAGTAATGGTTATTCATCTTATTATAAAGATGATATTGTCAAGCCTAAAAAAGAAAAGTTTACAGAAGCACAAAGAATACTTAGAAATGCTTTTTCAAAAAGTAACGTTAAGAAAAATGCTGAAAGAGACTTAATACTTTATATGGGTAGAAGTAGTATGGAAGCGTTTGACAAAGCAATGAAAGAAGAATTAATAAAACAAAGATTGATATAATGAGTAAACATACACCAGAAGGTCTTAAGTCAGCTAAATCTCCTTTTATTGAAGGGTTGAACATACCTGTAATAGGTCTATATAAGATAGAAGCTAGAATAGATCCGTCTAAAATTAAGTTAGAAGACGGTAATGTTAGCTCTGTAGGTATGGTGGACCATGTTAAAAAGACATTTTTGGTAGAAAAAGACAGGAAGATTAGCTTGTATTATGAGAACAATGGTGTAGATTTGAAACCGTATTACCTAAATCTATCTAAAGAAGGAAGGCAATTACTAGATTATATCTTACTTTATTGTATAAGAGAAAACAAACTACATTGTTACATAGATTCATCTGAGTTTATGGAGGTATATGGAGTATTATCTAGAACTACTTTCTGGAATAGTAAGAAAAACTTGATAGATAATGGTTTTATAGCAGCTACTTCTTATAAAGGATGGTATTGGATTAACCCAAAGTTCTTTTTTAGAGGAGAAAGAATCAAATGTCATGAACTTAAAGACAATATTGATTACAAAAAGTTAGATTAAATGGAAGAAATACTCAAGATAGCTTGTCAGTTAACAATGGAAGACGTTGAGTATGAAATAGTTATTGGAGAAAACGAAATAAATATAGAAATAAAATAAAATGAAAGAAACAAAAGGAAGATTATCAGTTGCTGAAGACGGTGAATTGGTAGAAACAAACGAGTTAGATGTCACTAAGATTGACAAACTAGCAAAGATCGAAGGTGAAGTTGCAGAAAGTAGAATTATTCTACAACCTCTACCTAGAAAAGAGAAGACTATTGGTGGTATTATATTACCAGCAGCTTTAAATGGTGAATTTAGATGTGCAGTAATTGCAGCACACAAAGATTCCAAGTACAAAAGAGGAGACGTGGTTATGTTAAAGTTATCTGACTTTCCTCCTGGACCTAACGGTGAACCATATCCTCCAAGAGTAGATTTTGTAGAAGGAAACCCTTGTGTTGTATTATACGAATCTTTTATTTGGTATAAGTATGGATACAGAATTGAAGACTAATCAAGATTACAGAGACAAAGCAATAGAACAAGGTTTTGCTGTAGAGATTAGACCTAACTTCTTAATGTTTAGTACTTTAAGTAATGAAAGATTATCGTTTGAGACTTTTGAAGAATATAAGTTCAGACAAAAAATGTCTAAGATAGCTGTTAAAAAGTTTTTAAAGAAGAAAAAGTAGTATATTTGTAGCAGAATGGAATTGTTTACAGTCGACTATGCGCTAAATTATGAAGGTTGGGCTTACGATAAAGAAGTAGCTCCGTATAACGTATACACGTTAGACCAATTTACCATTAGAGTTAGACGTAATGATTTCTTTCTGCTACTCTATATTACAAACGAATGTGACGAATTAGTATTTTGTGGTAGAATATACACTATACAAGAATATGAAGAAAAAATAAAAAAGAAGTTAAACAAGTGGAAGTGTAGAGTTTATAGTACAGTTAATCCTACTCCTTCTGACAATTTAGATATTGTACCTAGAGTAATTAACTTAACACTTGTTGATGGTGATAATGTAGATGAAAATGTAGCAAATGTATTCAATGAATCTGTTACACAACTGAATACATCAACTGTTCCCGGTTTAACAATAAGAGTAATTACTAGTGGTTTAGACCAAATTATAAATGTTTTTGCAGAACCTTTGTCTTCAACACCTTCTGTTTATACAGATACTATTAATTATATAGGTGAAGAAAGTTTAACGGTAATACAAGTTGTATTTAATATAACTATATTACCTCAAGATTCATTTATTGTTTTAGAACACGATGGTCCTATACATTTAGAAAACGGTTTGGGTAAAATTAATTTAGAAATATAATATGGCAAACGAAAAAATATCAGAAATGACGTATAAGCAATTAGCTGCTGACGACATGATTCCTTCAGTAAATCCTACTACTGACCCTACAGAAAATTATAATTTTTTAGGAGCAGATATTCCTCTTTTAGTAGGTGTTTCTGTATGGGATGCTTCAGCAACATATGCTGCAGGACATATAGTTATATATAACGATAGTACTATAAAGGGAATGTTTTTAGTTACTACTACTACAAGTGCTGGAGACAGTCCGGCCGGTACAGGAGCAAGTAAATTTAAATCTGTAGGGTTAGGTTATGTAGCAAATTCACACTCTGCTTCTGATAATATAGGGTACGAGAGAACAGGTTTTATAACTGTTAGTTTGACAGGAGCTACTGTAGATAACTTTAATATTTCTAGTAGTATAGTTACAGATGCTAATTCTCATAAAATATCAGCTACTTTATATAGAAGCGGAACATCATTTGTGTCTGAAGATATTTTAATTAAATCTTTAGGTATTTCTGCCGGAAGTATAACTTTTTATGTAGAGAAAACAACAGTAGGTGGGTTAGGAAACGTTAGAATTTCTTATACTATAGAAGGATAATGAATGACTTTTTAAAACCAAAAATAAAAGAATTAGCTATACAATATAAATTGACTCAAAGTGAAATCATTGATATATTTTATTCTCAATTTAAATATGTAGCTAAAGTAATGTCTGAAGATTCTTTCAAAAATTTAAATGAAAGAAGAAGTGTAAAGATAAAAGGAATTGGTACTTTTGAATACAATGAAAGAAAGGCAAGAAAAATAACAGAAATTAAAAATAAAGAAGATGCAAGAAAGAACTTGGTTAAAACCGCTTCCTAAATTAGAAAAGGAAATTGAAATTATTAAAATATGTTTGGATTCATTACAAACTTGTGCAATGCTACCTAAAACTCCAACCACAAGTAAAATTCAAACTGATACCGAAAACATTTTGATGAGATACATGTCTCAATTAGAAGTGTTGACTAGGCCTAATGAGAAATCAATAAAAACAGAAATAGATGATAACTAAAGAAATGGAAGAAATGGTTCTATCAATGTATAGAACTGAAAAACGCTATTCTAGAATTGCAGATGTATTGTGTGCAGAATACAATATGGCTCATAGAACAGCAAGAAGGTATGTTTCGTTAATAGTAAACAAACCTTTACCTGAAGTTGTTACTGATAAAAAAGTAGGAACTTTTAACTGGAGAGAAGCTGTTGAGCATGTTCAAAAAGGACAAAGTCTTTTTGGAAGAGCTAAAAGTAGTCAAGACAAAGGAGTTTTTACTATTAAAACAGATGAACCAATTTATGTAATGGCTTTAGGAGACGCTCACTTTGGAAGTTTTGGTACTGACTATGAAGTACTTAAACAAATCACAGATGAAATTCTGAACACTCCTAACCTCTACGTTATTCTTTTAGGAGACCTTGCTCAAATGTCAATTAAACTTAGAAATGTTTTAGAAGTTAGCGATAACGCTTTACCACCTAAGTATCAGATGATGCTGTTAGACAGTTGGTTAGACGAAATAAAACATAAAGTTATTTGTTCTACTTGGGATAATCACAGTGTAATGAGAGAAGAAGCTGTAACAGGTTATTCTAAATATGCTGAAATCTTTGAAAGACATGTAATGTATTTTAGTGGTATTGGACATTTAGATTTAGGTGTAGGAGAACAAGTTTATAAAATAGCAGTGGCTCATTTTTATAGAGGTTACTCTATAGAAAATCCTTGTCATGGTGGTATGAGATACATGAGAAGAATGGCTCAAGACCGTGAAATAGCAATGGCAGGAGATTCACACAATCCGGGTATGATTAAATATGTAGATGGAGATAGAACCAGATGTGTTTTGAATTCTGGAACAGCACAAACAAATAGCGGTTATGCTAAAAGATTCTTTTCTTTACATACTTCATCAGCATTTCCTGTACTTAAACTAGATCCTAAAGAACACATTTTTACACCATTTTGGACATTAGAGGAGGCAATGAAATGAGATTTGTAGAATTAAAAGTTAAGTGTTATACTGAAGATACGGATAGTCCGGATTTATCAAGTTTAGGTATTTTTACTACAGATGACGGTAAAGATTACTTTTGGAAAAAAATAAACTTTAATGCTAAACTATTGGAAGAAGAAGCTTTCCAAATATTTACAGAAGAAAGAGAGTTTAATGATGAATTAGAAAAAGTAACAGTTGTTAAGTTTTTTGACAATCGTAGTTTCTATGTTAAAGAAACCGAAGAAGAAGTAATGGAGAAATTAAAATGATACCACAGTCGTTCAGCGTTTTAGGACATACTTACAAAGTTGTGATTGATAATGAACATTGTCATAAGAACGAATGTTTAGGAATGTTTGACGACAAAACTAATACCATCTATCTTGCGGAAAAATACAAAAGTCCAAAAGGTAGATGGTTATCTTATAAGAAAGATATAGTCGAGCATACGTTTTACCATGAACTTGTGCACTGTATTCTTATTAATATGGGTGAAATGAAATTATATGAAAATGAAAGGTTTGTAGATTCTTTTGGAGGAATCCTACATCAGATAATGTTGACACAAAATGGAGAAAGTATTAAAATTAAATGAAGAATTAAATTTAGAAATAGCTGCAGAACTTCTTGAAATTGAACAGTTTAAAACTATTATTAGAAGAGTTAAAGTAGGAAGAACTGACTCTGAAGGTAAAAAGAAACTTATAGCTATAAAAGAGATTGCTTATGTTTATCATATGGCTAATCCTTTATCACCTTATTACAATTACTCAGAAACAGATAGGATTAAAAAGCTCAAATCTGATTTGTTTGCAGGTATAGATGATACTTGGGAACCAGATGATGAAGTTAGGGCTTGTATAGTAAAATACAGAGAGTTAACTAAAACTCCATCTCTTCATGCTGTAGATAGTATGCTCAATAGCTTACATGAATGTAATGACATTATTATTGAGATTACTAAACAATTAAAGCAAGATTTGAAAGATGGTAAACACAAAAGTGGTATAAATAATAAGAGAGGTCAGATAGTATCTGGTACTGAACTTATGTTGAACGATTTAACTGCTTTGTTAAAAGTGTCTAAAGAGATACCTAATCACATTGAAGTGTTAGAAAAACTACAAAAGAAACTGCAAGAAGAAAGAAAAATGAGTAAAGTTAAAATAAAAGGTAACGTTTACGTAAGCGATAGAGAAAGATAATTATGTTTAGTGTTGATTTTAGTTTCATAAATACAGAAGAGTTTTCTCCGGAAGCAAAAAGATTTCAAACAAATGCTTTAAGGGGAAAAGAATGCTATATTGACGAACCAAAAGAATCGTTAGCTTGGAAAGAATATTGGGATGAACAAGAATATTATTGTAGAAACGGATATTCTGTAGGTGGAATTAGAATTACAGGAGAACATTATTTTTATCTAAACTTTTGTCAGATTAAATTAACTGCTGCTGGTAATGCTAAAGAAAGAGTTTCTAAACAAAAAGTAGAAAAGCAAGTTACATTTCCTGCATTTTGGGATAGTGACTGGTTTTATTTTACAGAATGTGAAATAGCTAGAGAGTTGGGTGAACACATGATCATCCTTAAACCTAGACGTAGAGGGTATTCTTATAAGAATGCTGCAAAGTGTGCTTGGATGTATACCTTTACTAGAGCATCTACTTCATTAATTGTAGCTGAACTATCTACATACTCTGAAGAAACTATGGGTATGGCTGTTAACTATTTGAACTTTTTATCTTTATATACTGACTTTGGTAAGAACAGATTGGTCGATAAACCTAAAGAAGAAATACTTGCAGGGTTTGAACAAGATGGTATTAAACAAGGTTCTTTTAGTAAGATACTTGCTTTTACAACTAAAACTAATGCAGGTATTTTAAGGGGAAAAGATGCAAACATTGTATTGTTTGAAGAAGCAGGTACTTTTGGTAACTTGCTTGCTACGTATAATGCAACTAAAGCTCTTGTACAAGAAGGTACAAATGTAAGTGGTCAAATGTTTGTTTTTGGAACAGGTGGGGACTTTGCAGGTGGTCAAGTGGATTTTGAAAAAATGTTTTATGATCCTGAAACATATGGGTTTAGAGCATATCAAAATGTATATGATGACGGTAGATCCGGAACAACTATTGGTTACTTTTTACCAGATTATTATTCTAAAGGTGGTTATATAAATAAAGGTATATCTGAAATAGAACCTGCTAAAATGGCTATTGAACAAGAAGTTGAAAGACTTAAAAGAAGTTCAAAAGACAGAAATGCTTTAGATGCTTATCTTGCAGAATTTCCAAGAACTCCCTCAGAAGCATTTATTAAAATAGGAACTAATATTTTTCCTAAAGCTGAACTAAACCAACAGATTAATGAAATACGTTCTAGAAAAGAACTTCAGTATTTAGGTACTTGTGGTGAGTTATCAGTTAATCCTCAAGGAGTTGTAATTTTTGAACCCAAAGATGATTTAAAACCAATATTGAATTTTCCTTATAAACCTGATGTAGATGGTGAAGGTTGCTTTATACAATACCAACCTCCTTATAAAAATGGTGGAGTTGTGCCCGCAGAACTATATTATATTGCTGTCGATCCTTATGCTATTGATAAAGGTAAAGATAAAAAGTTAACCAAAAGAGACTCATTAGGAGCAGCTTATGTTTTTAAAAGAGTAAATAATTTTTCAAAACCTTACGATTTAATTGTAGCTGAATACGTAGCTAGACCTAATTTACACGATACTTTTAACAAAACTCTTTTTGATATGGCTGATTATTACAATTGTAAAATTGTATACGAGAACGATAGGGATGGTGATATAGAATCTTATGCTAGGGTTAATAAAAAACTTCATAGATTAGAATTTGAACTTACTGTTTACGATAGTAATGATGCTCCAAGAAGACAACTTGGAAGACGTTATGGTGTGAGTATGAGCAACATAGAAGTAAAAAAGACTGCTGTTTCTTATTTAAGAGATTGGCTTATAGCACCAAGAGATAAAGACATAAACGGTTTACAAGAACTAAATCTTCATAAAATATATAGTATTCCTTTATTAGAAGAAATTATTAAATTTGATTATGAAGGAAACTTTGATAGGGTTTCTGCTTTACTTGTAGCAATGTTGTATAAAAAAGAACTTTTGTTAAAACCTGCTGTAACAGAAAAAAGATATAATCCCTATACAGATGATGAGTTTTTTAGAAGATTTGAACCTGATTTTGGTAATAATAGATTAGAATATTAACTTTGTAACTTAAATACTTAAAATGGAAGAAACTAACCAGGTAGGTATGATATTTGACATTCCGAATCAAAATATCAGCTATAACGATAAAGTAAAGAAAGACTATGAATGGGGTAAATTAACAATTAATGCCTATATAGGTAGATCTACGTTTACTACTAATACTTGGAAACTTTGGTTAAAAAAGTTATACGATTACTATAACGGTAATATAAACATTGATGATTACAAACTAATTACAGAACCTTTTGGTAAACCTATTGAAGGTGAGTGGGCTGATGTAGAAAATTATCCTATTATCAAAACTAAAGTAGATTTATTACATTCTGAGTTTAATAAACGTCCTAAAAGAGAAATGGTTTATGTTGTTAATGACGACGTTATTACCAACATGACCGAAGAACTTAATGCTCAAATTAACACTTCTCTTGAAGATCTTTTTGTAAACAACTTAAATAAACTAGGTGTTCCTACCGGAGTTGAAGCTGAAGAGCCTGAAATTCCTGAAAGAATTAAAGAACAATTTGAACAAAGCTATCTAGACAAAAGAGCGATAAATGGACAAAAGGCATTGAATTATATTAAAATGCAACAAAGGCTAGATGAAAAGTTTAGTTTAGAGTTTTTCCATTGGTTAGTAGCAGGTGAAGTTTATTCTTATAGAGGTGTGCTTCATGATGAAGTTATATATGAGCCAGTTAATCCGTTAGATATGGATTTTGATAAAGATCCGGACATTCAATTTGTTGAAGATGGCGATTGGGTCGTAAGGAGAAAATATATGCACCCTTCAAGTATCATAGATGCTTTTTATGACGAACTATCTCCTGAAGACATTAAACAAATTGATACTTTAGCTATACAAGGACCAGCTATTACTTCTAACTCAGCAGTGTATTGGGATAGGTCTACAGGATTCAAACAATGGTCAAGACTTATTGAAGTAATGCACGTTTGTTGGAAATCTCGTAAGAAAATAGGTATTGTAGATTTTATAGATGAATTCGGTCAAGCTCAATCAGTAGAAGTTGATGAGGTTTATACACCTGCAGAAAACGAAACTATTACTTGGCATTGGGTTAATGAAGTATGGGAAGGTTATAGAATAGGTACATTAATGTTTAAAAAGATAAGACCTGTACCTAATCAAAGAGGAAACTTAGACAATCTTTCTAAATGTAAATTACCTTATAACGGTAGAATACTTTCAAATGTAAATTCAACTAATGTATCTTTAGTATCCTTAGGTATACCTTATCAAAAACTATATAATGCAACTTTTCATCGTATGAAATTAGCTATGGCTAAAATGAAAGATGATATGGCATTGATTGATATTAATTGGAAACCTACAGGTTGGACAATGGATAAATGGTTAGAGTATGCTGATAGAGTAAGTATGTTGTTTGTTGATTATGCAAAAGATTCAGTTAAAATGAATGCTACTCATCAAACAAGATTGCAATTAGCTTCTCAAACTATAAAAATGTATACAGAACTTTTAGCATTTATTAAAAGTGAATGGGAAGAAGTTTGTGGTATAACCAGACAAAGAGAAGGTCAAGTAAATACTTCTGAAACAGTAGGTGGTGTAGAGAGAGCAGTATTACAAAGTTCATTAATTACTGAAATATATTTTACTCACTTTGATCAATTTAAAAAACGTGACTTAGAAGCACTTATTGATTACTCTAAGATTGCTTGGATTAATGGTAAAAAAGCAAGTTTTGTAATGCCTGATTCTGCTGGTCCTATTTATATGGATATTAACGGAATAGAACATTGTGAAACGGAATACGGTATTGGAGTTTCTGATTCAAGTAAGGAACAAGAAAGAGCTAATACTATTAAACAATTAGTTCAACCAATGTTACAAAATGGTATTCAAGCATCTGCAGTTGCAGAAGTTATTGACTCAGAAACTATAGCTGAAGCAAAAACTAAACTTAAAGCTGCTGAAAGAAAACTTCAAGAATACGAACAATTTGTAGCTAAACAAGAACAAGAAGCTCAAGTAGCTCTTGTAGAAAAACAAAAAGAAGTTGTTACTTTACAGCAAGAATATACTTTAGAACAAATAGATAGAAAAGGTGAGTGGGATTTAAGAGGTAAAGAACTTACTGCATTAGGTATGGATGAAGGCGATGACAATGCAGCTATCCAAAAAGCAATGATTGATGCAGGTTTAAAAGAAAAAGAACTCTTGTTAAAAAATAAAGAAATTGATGCTAATCAATTGAATGATGATAAGAGAATGAGACACGAAAAAGAAATGAAAGAAAAAGACCTTGAAATTAAAAATAAAGAGATAGCTAGTAAAGAAAAAATAGCTAGATCTAAACCAAAACCAAAAAGTAAATAAGTGCTATATATATAAGTACTAATGATATTTGAAATTAAGAACGAATAACAATTTAAATTTGTAATAGAAAATGAGTGAACCAAAACCAAGTGAAGGGTTTGACGATTTAGATTTTGATTTATCTAAAGTAGTCCCTGACCCGAAGGGAGATAGTCTTAAGACAGACTTAGACCCTGAGCCTACACCGGAACCAACTCCGGAACCTAAAAGAGGTAGGCCTAAAAAAGTTGAACCAACTCCAGCTCCAGTTGTTGATCCAGAACCAGAGCCGGAACCAGAACCTGAACCTACAGATGATCCTGAACCTATTGAGTCAAGTTTGTTTAAAACTTTAGCTGAATCGTTAGGGATTGAATTAGGTGAAGAAGATGAGTATGAAGAGACTGAAGAAGGATTAGCCAAGTTTGTTTCTACTACTGCTGATAAATTAGCAGATTCGAAACTAAACGGTTGGTTAGAATCTCTTCCTTCTGTAGCTTCTGATTTCTTTGATTATCTTCAAATGCTTGGTGAAGAAGCAAACGAAGATAACGTTAAAAAGTTCTTTACTTCTGTGAACCCTGAAATAGATTTTAAATCTATTGATTTGACTAATGAAGATGCTCAAAAAGCTGTAATGCGTACATTCTATAAAAAGATGGATTATACAGATGAAGAAATTAAAGAAGCATTAGATGATTTAGAAATTGGAGGTACTTTAGCAAAGAGTGCTAAAATTGCTTCTGCTAAATTAGCTGCTAAACAAGATCTAGAAAGAAATGAGCTTATTGAAAAACAAAAAGCTGCTGATTTAGAAAAAAGAGAAAAAATTAAAAGGTATTGGGATAGTGTAGGCTCTACCATTAAATCCGGTAAAGTTGGAAACTTTAACATTCCTACTACTGAACAACAAGGAGTTTTAGAATATATGTCTAAACCTACTAAATCAGGAGTTCCACAATTGCAAGAAGATTTAAATGCAATGAGTGTAGAAGACAGAATCCAGTTAGCAATAGCTGTAAAAAACAAATTTAATCTAAGTAAGTATATATCAGCTGCTGTAAAAACAGCACAAGCTTCTACTCTAAAAGATAGACTCGCAAAAGGCGGTGTTAAACTTAAGGGTGGTGCTCAAGCTACAACTTTATCAGATGATATAGAGTTTACTATTAAATAAAAAAACAATTTAAAAAAAAATAAAAACAAACAATGGCACAATTTCTAATGGACCAAGTGTGGAATGAACAAATGAAAAGCAATGATGCTTCGTTTGCTCGTTTGATTAACGCACAACCTGACAAAATCGCTCCTGTACTCACACATATGATGGGTCAAGAGAGTTCTCGTTTCCCGCTTATGTATCTTTCTGAAGGTATGCAAGCTATTCAAGAAGTTGATGGTGATGAGTTTGAATACGACGTAATTGGTCGTATGCTCAAAGCTGTTCCTCTTCAAGCTCCTCCTACAGGTTCTTATGCAAGCTCTTCTGGAGTTAGCGGAACTGAATTTACTCTTTACTTTAATGAAGGTATCTTCCCTGTAGGTTACACTATTCTTTCACCTTTAGGTTACCAACTTCGTATTACAGGACGTAATAACAGTAATGGTAACTGGGCTTACACTGTGAAGTTAGTAGTTAAAAATCTTTCAGAGTCTTTACCTGCAAGTGAGCTTGCAACCGGTGCATTGTATGCTTGTGGTTGGAACTCTGTAGCAAGTTTCGGTTCATTCGGAAGTTTGTCTACTTCAACTGCTCCTGTTAAAGTTCGTGGTGATGTGGGTACTATTCGTAAAGGTTATGCTTACGAAGGTAACATCAAATATCGTAAAGCTAAGACTGTTCAACTTGACACTAAAAATGGTGGAACAAAAGAAATGTATTGGCCTTATGAAGAGTATCAGCACAATATGAGTTTCCGTATCGAATGTGAAACTAACTACTGGTATTCTCAATCAAACCGTGATGCTTATGGTGTTATCAATGAGCGTGACGAACAAGGTAATCCTATCGTAAGGGGTTCAGGTATGTTTGAGCAAATTAGTAACAAAGATACTTATGGTACTTTGACTGCTGATAAGATTGACCAAACTATTCGTGATACTTTCTACGGTATGAGTGATGCTGAAAATAAAGTAATTACTCTTTTCACCGGTGTGGGTGGACGTATGGCTTTTGACCAAGCTATGAAGGCAGAACTTTCTAATCGTGGTTACATCAAATTAACTGACAACAAGTTTGTTGGTGGATCTGGTTACAACTTGAGTTTAGGTGGTTTCTTCGATACTTACCAACACGTTGATGGTTACAAAGTAATTATCAAAACTGCATCTCTTTTTGATAATGGACCACAAGCTTTAGCTTCTCCTAAACACCCTAATTATCCTAACCTTCCTCTTGAGTCTTTCAGGATGGCATTCGTAGATACTTCTACTTATGATGGTATGAGTAACTTGGTTATGGTGTCTAAAAAAGGACGTGCTATGTTACGTGGTATGGTTAAAGGTATCAACGAAGCTGCTTCAGGTACTAGCTTCTCTGCAAACGATGTGATTTCTACCGATAAAGATGGTAGCTCAGTTCACTTCTTAAAAGCAGGTCAAGTAGTATTGAGACGTTTCAATACCTCAGTAGATCTTAAGTGTATTGCTGGATTGTAGATTATAAATAATAAAGGGGGAGAGTAAAATCTTCCCCTTTTATTAAAAAAATAAAAGAATAAAAGAAAAAGAAAAATGAAAACGATTAAAATTCAAAGAAAAGAAGTCCGTAGATACGGTGTTCACGTTTCGTTGACCCAAGAAAGGTCAGCAACAATCGGAGGTTACTTGTTAAAATCAGGAGCCACCGGAACAGGTTTAACTTTTGACCAAATGAAAAAATGGATGCCGGGTATTCTAGGAGTAGAATATACTGACCCTAAATTCAGAGCAGAAGTTACAAAACATTTTAACAATGTAATGATTCCTATTCCTTATGAGGGAAAAGAACTTAACATTACATTAGATGAAAGTGGAGAACCTGAAAATCTTGATGATTATATTAAATATCTTTTTGTAAAGAATCATCCAAAAGTAGCAGAATCAAAAAGTGTTTCTGATATGGACCAATACAAAGAGTACTATATTGAAGATCAAGAGTTAGAGCAATCTAAGAAAACTAAAAAACTTAGGTCTAAAACTTCAGCTACTATTAAATTTGCTGAATTGATTAATGACGAAGTTAAGTTGGATTGGGTAGCTAGAGAGCTTACGGTAAAATATCCTAAAGAGTTAGGTTCTATTGCGGTTCTTACTTCTTTACCTAAAGAAGAAAAAGAACTTAAAGTTTCTGAAGTGTTTGAGAAAGACCCAGATTACTTTATGCAAGTAGTATCAGATTCTGATTTGTCTTACAAAGCTCAAATCGCTTCTATGGTTGAAAGTCAAATCATTCAGAAAGTGGGTAACGAATATGTTTATGGTTCTGAACCATTAGGTAACTTAGAAGGTGCAATTGCATATTTGAAAAATCCTAATAACTCTGAAGCATATACTATTATGTTAGCTAAACTTACTAATATGGGAGTAGGCTTTAAACAAAAAGAGGCAAAAAAAGTTGAAAAAGTAAAATAAAAAAAACTCACCTATTGTAAAAGATAGGTGAGTATATCGTGGGATGGAGCAGCTTGGTAGCTCGTTGGACTCATAATCCAAAGGTCGAAGGTTCAAATCCTTCTCCCGCAACAAATAAAATGATATGAATATACAAGAAATGCACGTAGCTATCAACACTGAAATGAATAAAATCAATTCAGCTTTGTTTGAGGTTCTTTTACCTCAAGAGATAGACTTTGCAATAAACAATAGTATATTACGTTTCATCAAACAACGTTATAGTGCTGACTCAAATCTTAAAAGAAAAGGTTTTGAAATGAGTCAGAAAAGAATTGATGATCTTAGAACTTTAATTACACCTAATTATACAGCAAAAGCATTTGTACCTAATTCTTATGACCCGGATTTAGCAGAAAAAGTTTTGTTTTATTTTCCTGGAGATTATATGTTTTCTGTAAATGCTAGGTTTAAAGTAGCTGATAACGAATGTGGTACTTTTACTTATACTACGTCTACAGTACAATATTCTTTAGATATGTTAGACATTAATGCTTTGGGTATAACTAACTGGGCTAATTTTAGAATTAGAAACAATACTGATAGTTATGTATTAAGTTTGGGTGCCGATGCTACTGAATACAATGCAACTGATGATTTAACTTACATTGTAAGGATAATTCTTCAAAAACTTAGAGACCAATATAACTTTTCACAATATGAATTTTATTGGGAAAATTATCATGGTACTTATTATAAAAATAAAATAATTATAGTTAATAAGACTGCTACTGATTGGGAATATGCAACAGATGGTAGTACTTATACTGATTGGACTGCTTCTACAGAAACAGCTTTGACGTATTATAGTAATACGCCAAATTCTACAACAAGTGGAAAGTTAGTTCAAGAAGATGATATATTTGCAATGCAAGTTGATCCGTTTAACAAGACGGTACCTGACTTTCCATTGTACTTTACGTCTAACTATAACTATAACGTTTATATAGATAGAAATATATTTGTTGTAACAGATGGAATTTTATCGTATATTCGTAACCCGAAAACTGTATCTTTTTATTTAAATCAGGATTGTGATTTACCTGAGCATACACATAGTGAAATTGTAAGTATGACTGTAGATTATATTCTTGAGACTGTGCAAGCAGGAGAAAGATACAAAACGCATCAAGAAATTGTTGCGACAAATGAGTAAATTTTTTAATTATTAATAACAACTAAACAAACAAAACAATGTCAAAAACTGTTTTATTCGGAAACGCAGCAGCTTATACAAGTGCTGCAAATCCTGCTCTCTTGGCAAGTGGAGAAATCGGTGTGTATTCAATTGCAGCTGATGGTGCTTTCACTTTAATCACTACTACTTGTAGTGCTGCCCAAAAACAACTTCCTATCATGGTCGCTCAAGGTGGAGTAACTGGCGGAAACTTTAAAAATGTAATCATCTATCCTAACGGTGTCGTTAAAGCTCCGACTGCTGCTACCTCATATGTAGCTCCGGTTCCTAACGTATTCGTGGTAGGATATGCCGGTAGCGGTTCCGATGATATTCAAGCTGAAGTTGCTGGTACTTACAACCTTACTGTGACAAACACTACTAAGGGTACTATCCCTATGCCTTTCAACTTGGCATCTACTTACTACCAAACTGCTGCAGCTGCTACTTCATTTAACGTAGCTTATGATTGGGCTAAACTTGTTAACGCTAAAACGTTAAATGCTAGTTTGTTCCCTTTCAACAGGTTTGTAATGGCTGAAGTTTTGACTAATCAAAGTTCAACTCAATTAGCTACTTCTGCTCCTGCAAACATTACTGGTACTTTTGTTAACGGTTCTACTGCTGTAACTTTATCAGGTGCTCCTGCTTCTGCGTTAACTGCTGGTCAGTATTTACGTGTAGGTCATGCAACAACCACTACTTTAGCAGTTTACAAAATTGCAACTGTAGTATCAACTACTGCTTTGATTTTGGATGCTCCTTATGTAAATCCTAGTGTAGCAATTGGTGCAAGTGTATCAAGTGTAGCTTTGGGTCTTTTAGATGCAACTCCTGACGCTTCTGATTTAGCAGGTGTTCGTTTGACTGCATTTGGTAACTGGTTTGACGGTACTACTTTCAAAGAATTACAACCTAACACTTCAATTGCTGCCGGTGTATCTGGTAACGCTCTTGGAACTGTTGTAGTTCATAACGGTACTACTGCTCGTAGTTACTTAGCTGCTGCTGGTACTATCACTTCAGGTGTTTACTCTATGGGTTATGGAGTAGGTTATCAAGCACAAAAGCAAGAACTTGAAGCTCAAGGTTTCCAAGGTAACATGAACAGAAGTTGGTTGCCTTATCCTGTACAGTTGTTTGCTTCTGCAACTTCTAACTACGATGGATATGCTGTAACTTACAAATCTTTCCCTAACAGTGGTGCCAACGATGGTAATGCTAAAGAAGAAATTCATAGCTTACAATTGTTCTGTATCACTCCTGCTACTGATAGCGGTGACACTTTGGCTTCTGCAAAAGTTCCAACTATCTTGAGTTCTTATATTAACGCATAGTTATAATCTGTTTCTCTTATAAAGGCCGTTACTTAATTGTAACGGCTTTTTTTATTTATTATAATTTTTAAAATAAATATTATCTTTGTAACATAACATTATAAAAATGGCAAAAAACACATTAGGTGATTCTCCTCTTCAAAATGAAGACAGAATAATTATAGAAAGAAAAGGCGTTCCTTCTGAAATTTCATTAAGAAAACTTAGAACTTACGCTAATGGTACTGAACCTGTAATTGCTACAGGTAGTACTTTACAATTAGATTTTGCAAACGCATTGTTATTCGATATAACTTTAACTGCAAATGCAACTTTTACTTTTGTCAATGCTTCGCCAGGAGTTTATATTATTAAATTAACTCAAGGAGGTTCAGGAAGTTATACTGTAACATTTCCTTCAAGTGTAAAATGGGCAGGAGGATCTGCACCAACTCTTACTACTACTGTAGGTGCTTGGGACTATATAACTTTAATATACGACGGAACTTATTTTTCAGCAACATCAACTCTTAATTTTGTAGTATAATGTTAGCACCATTTAGTTTTATGGGAAGTAGTGGAGCAGCAAACACTCCCCGAACACAAGCGTTTTTAGATGCTACGGGAATAAGTGACGCAACCATTACAGCAGCGTTAAATACTCTTGATACTACTTTAATAACTTTAGGATTGTTACCAAGTGGAACGGGTTCGGGTACTATTAAAGTACTTTATCCATTAGTAGGCGGTTCGGCAAGTACTCATAAGTACAACTTTGTAGACCCACAAGATACTAACGGGGCTTATAGATTAGGATTTAGTGGAGGTATTACCCACGACTCAAATGGCATGACGGGCAACGGGACTAATGGTTATGCAAATACTTACTTTAACCCTGATGGAATTATTAGTTTAAATAGCTTTAGTTTCGGTTTTTACTCAAGGACAAATATTTCAGAGAACTCTTACGATATGGGTTTGTTTGATAGTTCTACCACTCCCGCAAATTGTCAAGCGCAAATACAAGCGAGGTTCGTAGATTTAAATTGGGGCGCAGTAAATCAAGATGACCCACCTGCCACACCTGCCACAACTGATTCGAGGGGATTCCATGCGATTAGTAGAGTAAACTCAACTCAAGAAACAAGAAACATAAGAGGCACAAATACCACTTATTCAAGGACATCTAAGGACATCCCAAACTTGAATATGTTTTTAATGGCGGTTAACTTTAATGGTTCACCGTTTGGTTATGCTTCAAGAAACTACGCATTTTATTATTTATCAGATGGTTTAACTACTACCCAATTAAACGATTTAAACACAGCAGTAATTGATTTTGAAACAGATTTAGGGAGAAACGTATAATGGTAGGACTTTTAACAACCGAGCAAAAAAATAGCCTTATAGGGCAACAATACGCACCTGATAGCTATTTTAACCCTATTCAAGATAATAACAATAATTGGATAATCTCAACACAAGAGATTGAAGATTGTGTTAACGAAGAATTTATTTGGGTAAAAGATTTACCTTTAATTGAATTTGAACCAAAACAAATTAATCTAAATTTATAAATTTAACATAATGGCTTTACAAACACAAATAGATCTATCAGTTTCTTCAGATTGGAGAACTATAACAATTACAGATAAAACAGGTTATGGTATAACAGGTTACGGTAGCAATCAAAGTCCTGTAGGTAAAAGAGAAGCTTCTGCAAGTGGAACAGATATAACTTCAACTCAAATAGTTTTAACTTCACCTAGTGGAACAGTTTACACTTTTGACCTTACTGCTTCACAAGCATATAATGCTACACTTAATGGTTATAGTATTACTAATGTAAATTTAGGTTATGCTATTGATGAAGATATTGAAGAAGGTATTTGGACAGTAACTTACACTCCTTTTTTTGGTTCTAATGTACCTACTATAGGTGTAACTGCAGCTTCTACAACTGTAACTTATAACATTGCAGGTTCTGAAGCAAATGATACTTTTAGAGGAACTGGTGTTTTAAAAACAAATGTTTCAGGTACTGCAGTTTATTATGACATTTCTTCAGTAAATACTTCAACCGGTATTATTACTTTAGCTACGGCTTATGCTTCTACAACTAATGCAAGTTATTCAAATTATCAAGTAGGTTATAAAGCTACTGAATACATTCCTATAGTTAAAACCATTAAAGATTGTTTAGATGCTAAAGTAGCAGCTTTACCTACATCAACTTGTCCTTGTAAAGATAAGCAAGTTAATACTTTAATGAATAACTACTTACTTTATGATGGTATGTTTATAAATGCAGCTAATCAAAATGCAACTAAAGCTGAGTATATATATGACATACTGTCAAACTATTGTTCAGACTCTGATTGTAAATGCAATGGATAGTACACAAAATTTATCAATAATTAATAACATTAATCTTGTTATTCAAAAAATAAGTAATAACTTTGTAAATAAGTTAAGCTTTGGAGTCATTTCTGCTCAACACTTAAATGAAGCTAAGCTTCTGTACTTGTACAGACGTGTTCTTGAAGATAGAACTTTCACTGAAAGCGATTATCTTACAGATGACGAATACAATGAAATATATATAGATGTTCAACGTATAACTAAAAAATTAATATGAGTGGATTAACCGCAGGAGAATCATTTCTCCGTTCTTTATTAGACTTAGTAAGGTCTAAAACAACTGCAGGTTGCAGATCAGTAACTACAAGTTTAACCGGTACTGCTACTGCTTTACCTGCATTTAAATGCAAAGCTGTAGAATTTTTAGGAACTGTAACACTTACTTTAGGTGGTGGAGACGCTGTATCTTATACAGGTGGTGTCGTTCCTTGCAACGATGCTAGTGAAATATTAGTATCTGGTTCTGGTTCTGTATCTTACATCATTTATTTATAATTATCATGGCAGGAAGTATATCAATAGTTGTTGGTAAAAAATCATCAGGTGGTGGCGGAGGAGGCTCTGTTAATACTGGTGTACTACAAATATCAGGTGGAGTAGCTTTAGATACTACACTTAGAGCAGTTACCGACCAAGCAAACACAGCTTCTCCATTACAATTAAGTACTACGCAGGTTCTTGTAAATAGCAAACTTACTATAAATAACACTCTTGAAGGTAGCACTTCAGGACGTATGAATATTGTTGCACAATATGATTTAGCGTTAGTAGCAGGTAATAGTGCAAGTGGTGTAGGCGGAGTGTTTGTAGGTGGCTCAAGTGTAGCACCAACCGCAAGGCTTCACGTTAGAGGTGACGGTACTAATCCTGTTGCAAGATTTGAAGATAACTCAGGCTTAGTAACATTAAGAGTAGATAACTCTTTGATTAGGTTTGGTGGTTCAACTGCTTTTGGTTCATTAGCTTATGCTATGACAGGAACTACATTTAGTGGTAACAACAATGGAACAGGTTTAGGATTTTACTCTCAGTTTAGTATTGCAGGAAGCTCTGACCGATATGATTTTGGTTTTGGTGGTGATGCAGTAGCTAATACAGCAGGTTCAGTTACTCACTTAGCAATATCAAGAAACTTTGCAGCAGGAGCAGGTTCAGCTAATTTTAGACCTTTTGGTATTTATTATACCATTAACAACTCAGGCGCACAAACAGGAATAGCTACAGGTATTTATTTAGATGCTACTGAAACTGCATTGAATAGCATGACCCACAATCTCATAGATTTACAGATTGGTGGAGTAAGTAGATTTAAAGTAGGTAGAGATGGTATAATTCAAACTTATGCTGCCGAAATGTTATTTGGTACAGGTTCAAGGTTAATGACAGACGGTAACGGGACATTTAGACTTTCAAATTTTGATAAAAATAATTTTAGTTTACTTCTGTTAGGTGGCACTACCAATGCTTTCCCTGCAATAAAACGTAATGGAGCAGCTATTGATTTTAGGTTAGCAGATGATAGTAACTACGCTAATTTTAATGCAGGTACTATTGTTTCTTATTCAGGAGCTACTTATGTTCAAATAACCCCAACCGAAATTGTTAATGATGGTAATATAGATTTAAGTATTTCAAATGCTTCAACAACAAAATCTATTATATTTAAAACTAACACAGGTGCAGGTAGAGTTGAAGTAGGTAGGTTTAGTAGCACAGGAGCATTTTCAACTCAAAGCACTATTACATCAGGTTCAGATATTAATATGAGTGGTAATTTAATTCGCTTTTCCAGAGGTAGAATTAATTTTTACGGTACTGATGGTGATATTACTTTAACAAACTCAACTGAAAATGGGTTTGGTTTATTAAAGTTTGGAGGTTTAACAACAGCGTTTCCTGCTATTAAAAGAAGCAGTGCTGAATTACAAATTAGATTGGCAGATGATTCAGGCTATGCTAATTTAAGAGCAAATGCTATTTATACAGAAGGTGGTTTAATATCTAAAGACAATACTTCTTTAAGTGGTGCGGGTGATGGTCGTATATCATTCAAATCATGGAATAACATGATTCTTAATTTGAGTGATAATGGTGTAGCCGTAAGAGATAACAACTATACTGCTAATGTTGCTAGTTCTATTTTAGAATTAACTTCTACTACAAAAGGTTTCTTACCACCAAGAATGACTACAACTCAAAGAGATAACATTGCTACTCCTGCTGAAGGATTAGTAATTTACAACACAACGACACAAGTATTAAACTTTTATAATGGTTCTGCTTGGGGTGCAGTTTAATTAATAAATAATAATTTATAAAAACAACAATATGATACAATCAACAGGAACTATTCCAGCCCAAGATGGCGTAAGCGAATACAAAGACCAAACGATTACAGTTTACATGGTATCACCATCAAAGTATCAACCTACATTAGGTGTTGCTCAGATTGGTAAATACACAGAAGCTACACAAAATCAACCTGCAAGTTTTAGCCCTATTGCACAAGTAGGTACTTATACTCATGAAGGAGCTAATCCATCATTTGAAGAAGTGCAAGCAACTGTGTTAGCAGGTTTGCAAGCAGATTATCCAACTGTAACTTTTGAAATAGTTTAATAAAAAGAAATATGAAGAAATCAGAATTTTTGATAATATACAATACAGCAGTACAAGTTAGTAATACAGCATTTAGTAAGTTAGGTTTAGCTTCTAAAAAGTTTACTAAAGTATTTGCTGATGAGTATAGTGATTTAGCAGATGAGCAACACTTTATTGATAAAGATTTTGCTGAATTAGATGAAAATAAAAAACCTAAAAAGGAACAAAATGGCTCTTTTATTATAGACAATAATAAAGAAAAGGAACATTTTACTGCTACTAAAGCTTGGAAAAAAGAAGAGATAGAAGTTGACTTTAGCAAGTTTACACCTATTAAGTTAGAAGGTAAATTGTTATTTATGTCTGCTCCTATTTACGATACTTTAAATGGATATGTTTTTGACGTAGCTGAAGAAGTATATTTAGAAGCACTAGAAGCAGAAATGATTCGCCAACAAGAAGAAAACAATAAATAAATTTAATATTCGACCTACCCATGTTAACAATAATTAATCAAAATAAAACTATAATATTAGAAAATATAGCTGCTTGGTTTTTAGCAATAGGAGTTACCGCATCTCAAATAATGCCATTGTTCCAAATACTTGCTTATGCCACAGCATCTATTGTTTCTATATTAACAGCAATCAAAGTGTTAAAAGATCTTTTTAAAAAACAAACTAATGACAATGGACAAGTATAATTACGGTTTTAAATATTTTTTTAAACCAACTCCAAAAAATATAGCTAGACTTGGAATGTCTATTTTTTTAACATGTTCAACGGTTGCCGGTACTTTTGCTTATTTTGGTGAAAACAAAGCTGCTATGGTTGTAGGTATATTGGGTGCTACAGGTTTATTCTTATCTAATTTTTTTGGAAATGGAAATCAAGGTAATCAGGAAAACATTCAGTAAAGAGTCTACTATCGGGGAATTGCATATTAACGGCAAGTTCTTTTGTTACACATTAGAAGATTTCGATAGAGATAGTAATAAGGACGGGGATTTAGATGACGCAGGTGAAGCGAAAGTCTACGGTCTGACCGCAATCCCTCGTGGTAAATACAATCTCGTTCTTTCTTTTTCTAATAGGTTTCAAAAGTACTTGCCTGAAATACCTAATGTAAAAGGATTTGAAGGAATTCGCATTCATGCAGGTAATAAAGCAGCAGATTCACATGGTTGTATCTTATTGGGTACAACTAAAGGGGAAAATTTCATTGGTGCAAGTGTTGCTGCAATGACAAGATTTATGGCTGAGTTAAAGAGAGTTGAAAAAACAGAAAAGATTACTATTGAAATAATGTAGCCATGCTCGTATATATTTGTATTTTTGTTATAGTTATTATGCTAATCAAAATGGAATATGAATATAGAAGAGAAGTTAGAAAAACTAAAGGTAAACGTTAGTTTATTTAGACAAGATGATGAAGAACTTCTTTTAATTCTTGAGATATTAGAAGATTTAATTAAAAAGAAATGAAACATTTAAACATTATAGTATTATTGTTATTTTTAACATCTTGTTCTGCTGAATGGCATTTGAAAAGAGCAATTAAAAAGAACCCTAAATATGGAGATTCTACAAAAACTGAAACACTTGTTATTGTCCACGATACAGTACATGATACTCTTTTTGTACCAAGTCACAATTTCGAGTTTACTCTCGATTCTTTGCACAATCTTATGGATAGTTTTAGCGTGGTGTATAGTGATTCCTTTATCTCTGTTTATGGTAAATTAGATAGTTTAGGTAAATTAAATTTTAAAGGAAAAGTTAAAGAAAGACTTATTCCTTTTGAAGTAATAGTACATGATACAGTTAAAATAGAAACTAAATGTCCACCCAGTGTAACTGTAATTGAAGGTTATCCTAAATGGTATTTATGGGTATTAATTTGTATATTTGCGATTATAGTTTTAATTAAAATATTCAAATGACAAAAAAGGAAGAAAATGTTTCTGTAAAAAAATGTTCAAAATGTAATAAAGAAAAATCTTTAGATAACTTTTCTAACGATTCGCAGAAATCTTGCGGTAAAACATCTAGATGTAAAGACTGTATAAATAAAAACTATTTAGAAAATAAAGAAAATATATCAATAGATAGAAAAAATTATTATATCAAAAATAAAAATGTTATTAAACACAACTCTAAAAAAAAATATTGGGAAAATCCATTAAAAAATAGAGAAAGTTCTCTTGTTTATTATTATAATAATAAAGATAAAAAAAGAGTCTATTCTAATAATTATAATAAAGAAAGATTAAAAACAGATATAGATTATAGAATACGTAAAAACATAAGAAGTAGAACTTATACTGCAATTCGTAACAAATACAAAAGCGGTTCTTCTATAAAAGATCTTGGTTGTTCAATAGAAGAATTAAAAGTTTATTTTTCGTCTTTATTTTCACCTGAAATGAACTGGGATAATTACGGTCATTATTGGCACATAGATCATAAAATACCATTATCTTTGTTTAATTTAAGTAACGTTAACTGTTTTAAAAAAGCTGTTCATTATACTAATTTACAACCGTTAGAAAAAATAGAAAACATTAAGAAAGGAAACAAACATGACTAAACGTGAAATAGTTTATAATTGGCTCAATTTAATTGAGTCAGGTAGAATACATGATGATTTTACTCCTAGCTATAATCAATTAAGTTTTATAGCAGATTATAAACGAGCACAATACATTAGACAAGATCAAACTAAAAATTATTTTGATAATGACCAATTCTACCAAGACTTAGGTTGTATCAATATGATTAAAGTTGATAAAGCTGAATGTTGCACAATTGGTTTAGATTGTGATGTTTTAAGAACAGAAGTTCAAATTCCTGCTGTAATTAGATTAAAAGAAAAATTAGGTTTAAAAATATCAGCTATTGATAGGCAATCTAGATTTTCTATAATTCTTCCGGAAAGATCGCCTTTCTTAGGAAATACTAAGTTTCCTTCTTTGACTATTAAAGTATATTGGTTGAACGGATATTTGTATATACCTGAAACTCTTGATATTAGACAAATTAATGTAAGAGGTTTGTTAGAACAACCTACAAAAGCCAAGACTTTTATTTGTGACGGTGAAGCATGTTATACGGATGATTCTGATTATCCTATGCCTATGGACATGTATGATTTGATTACAAAAGACGTAATGAGTACAGAATTGAAATTTTTATTATCGATAGCCCCAGACGGAAGTAATGACGGTCAAGACAAAAACGAAGGATAGTTATAATTGGTATAAGGAAAAATATAAAAGTGAAATATCGCAAACCATATACAATAAAATTAATGCAGAATTAAATAAAGCAGTTATTGACCATTTACTTGAAGGTAATGGTAATAAGTTTTATTTTAATTCAAGGTTGGGATTTTTAACTATATATAAGTTTCATAGAAAAATACGTTTAGATGCTAATGGTAAACTTATAGCTCCTCCTGATTGGGGTAAGACAAACAAACTTCGTAAAGAAGGTAAGTTAGACAAAGGTAAGGTAGTTTATATAACAGATAGCTATTATATTGGTTTTAAGTGGGTTAAAGAACATTGTAACGTAAAAGGTCAAAATGGTTACAGTTTTAAATCTTCAAGAACAAATGGTGTAGAAAGTACTTCAGGTGCCAATAACAGACTTAGAAAAATACTTAAGGATTCTTTACAACATTTTAAATTTCCATATATAGGAGAAAATTAATTATCTTTGTAACTCAATTGTAACAATATGAATTATAAAGCCGTATCCTGTAAGAGAAACATAGATAAAGTGTTCGGTACTTATGGTAATTTATTATCTCAACATACTGATAGACTTTTAGGTGAAGGAATCGTTTGGGTAGGTGATGCTATCGAATCTATAGGTTCTGTAATGAATTTAGAAGATAAAACAGCACATTTAACTATCGTTAACGGTAGAACTTCCTTACCTTGTGATTTACATATTATACAGTCTGTGTCATATAAAGGTAATTGGTTAAGATATGGTAGTCAAACTTTTAATTATAATTTACATTGCGATGATTGTGTTAATGCTACTATCTCTCAAGGCGATTACAGCTATACAGTTAATCCTAATTATATTAACACAAATATAAAAGACGATGAAGAAATTTGTGTTTTTTACAAAGCTATTCCTACAGACGAAGAGGGTTACCCTTTAGTTCCGGACCACGTTGCGGTAAGTAACTGTATATTTTGGTACATTACAATGCAATTAATGTTAGGTGGTTTTGAACATCCTAATAGACAAATCAATTTTGACAAGGCAGAATATAATTATATAAAATACAGAACTCAATCTGAAAATCAACTTGAAATGTTTGATATACCTAGATTTGAGTCTTTTGCTAATAGTTGGGCTAGGTTAATACCTAATACTAATGCAGCAACTAATTTCTTTTATAATAATTCTATTCCTGAAGTATTTGTTAAACAAAAATATCGTAGATAATGCAACCTTTTCTATTAAATACAGATGGTGATCCTAAAAATCAGCCAGATAAAAGTTCTAGATTAAATATTAATGTTAATTTAGATTACGAATATGGTACGATTTCTACTGAAGACGGTAACAATCCTTTACATTTATTTCCTACAGAAGAAACTCCTAGAGCAACTATTATAGGAAAAATACCTTTAAGAGACGGTAATATTGTACAACTTTCTGTAATTTCAGGTAACTCTACAATTAACGGTATATCTAAAAGATTAGTTACAGGAGAAATTGGTATACTTTCACCTAATAATAATTATAGAGTTGTCGTTAGAGATAACGGTCCAGACCCTGAAGCAGGAGACATCAATACTTTTGGTTGGAATTTAAATACACAAATACAAGGTATCTATAAAATAAATGCAGATAACACTATATCTATTTATTGGGTAGACGGTATAAATCCATTAAGAACTTTAAATATAGATAATCCTCAAGTAGAAACAGATAACTACAATAGAATTGTAAGTGCAGCTGAGTTTTCTAAACTTTTTGCATTATCTGATTTTACGCAACCAAGTATAACATTAACCTCTGTAGATAATAATGGAAATTTACCTACAGGTGTTTATTATACTGCATTGGCGTATGCAGATGAAAATTATAACGAAACTAATTTTTCATTTCCTTTTGGACCGGTTTCTATTATTAATGAAATAGTACATGCTCCTGTATCAGAATATGATGGTGCACCTGCTAACAGTCCTTCTTCTAAATCTTTTACAATAAGTGTTACTGCTGCAGATACAACATTTGCTTATTTTAGAATATATGTTATTGCTAAAATAGATTCTGTTTATACAGTTTATGATTATGGCTATCAAGCTATATCTTCTACTGGTGATTGTGCATATCAAATAGATACTTTAAATAATAAACCTACAACAAGTTTAGATGCACTTACTAATAGAGTTAATTGGATACCTAAAGTAATTACTCAATTAGACAATAAAGCTTATCTTTTTAATCTTAAAGAAAAAGAAAGACCTAATCTTCAACCGTGGATTAACGGTATTGTAGTAGATGTATCTAGTGATATAACCGCTGATCAAGATACCAAATCGTTTAGCCAAAGTTTTCATAATGAATTAAACGTAACTTCTCAAAGAGTATTTCAGTTTGATGAAGTATATGCTCTTTATGCTTCTGTAATATTCAAAGACGGTTCTGAAAGCGAACTATATCATATTCCTGGAAGAGATGCAGTAAATGTAGATTTACCCGAATCTACTGCATCAACAGTAACTGTATTAGAAAACGCAAGTATATCTTCTGCTATATTAGCAGCAAATTATGACCCTTGGACATTTAATGGTGGTGATTCAAGTGACACAAGTCCGGGTGGAGAATTGTTTAATTTAGATACTTCTGTTAAAATATTTCAAGCTTTTAACTGTTCAAATAACGCAAACGTTACTGATGTTAAAGGTACAGGTCTATCTTCTAAATTAGGTTTTTGGGAAAACAAAAATGAAAACTATCCTGACAATTTAGACTGGGTTATACGTCAATCTGATGGAACAATTTATGGTGAAGACTTAAGAACTCAAGTAGTTAGACATCATAAGATGCCTGCAGTTGAAGATTTACAACAAAACGGTGACCCTTGGCTATTTAACAGACTTGCTTTAAAATTTTCAAACATTCAGTTTCCTGCACAATATTCAGGAGAAATTACTCATATTAGATTTCATTATGCTAAAAGAACTAATGAAAATAGATTAATTTTTGGACAATCAATATTATTTCAAGACAATACTTTATTAGACAAAGACAATAACGCATTTGTTGACGGTTCAGGTTTATATTCAAATAACTTTTCATTTAGTTTAGGTACAACAGTAGAACTTGAAGATTTTCAAACTGGTGGTACAGGACTAACTGAATGGAAAAATATGCCTTTATTAGCTAATAGGTTTAGAATGTCTCCTTTTGATTCTATGATAGGTGACATTGATCCTTCTGCATCATCATATATAAAAATATTTTCTTATTTAAAAGGTACTTTTTCCGGTGCAACTGAGTCTATTAGCAATGCTTCTCCTATATTAAATTATACAGTTAAGTTAACTTTTACTCCTTCTGCAGTAGCAGATGTAACAAATTATGCTAACTATTTAAGAAGACTTAAAGGCTCTGCTACTTTAGCAGATTCTATTCCTGCGTACCCTAATGGTGACGTAGGATATGCTGTAAATGCTGGTTCTTTAAATTATGTAAAAAATACAGTACATTATCAATCTGAAAAACATATCATTATAGAAACGTATAATGATGTAGATAAGGCTATTCTTTATCCTGATGGTATATTAACTTTTACTACAAGTTCAGGTACTCAAGGTGTTAGAGATTTGCTTTTAGCAAACTTATGTATTTATAAAACAGATTTGTATAATTCTTTTGATAGTCAGGAAACTGTAGCTATGACTGGATTTACTCAACTAACTGCAGATGCTTTTAATGGTACTTCTGATACAATAAATACAGTATATGGTGGCGATACATTTGTTAGCATTTATGGACACAGAGGTGTTGCTGATGCAATACCTGCTTTGAACATGGCTACTCCTGGTAATACTTCAGGTGAATGGAGAGTTCTTCATATATATCTTTGTGAATCAAACGCTAATATAAATTATAGACATCAAGGTCCAAATCAGTACGATTTGTATTATCCTAAATCTACAGTTGATAGTGTATTAGCTATACCTTTAGCTCCTAACGGAGAAGGTAATTATTATGGGTACAATAATGATTATACATCGGTTAATGATTTAAATCAACCGGCTATACATTCTAAAAATCCTATTACGCAAGTAACACATTTTCCTACAAGAATAGCTAGATCTGCTACAGATAATCCTGAGTCTGTTCAAGATAACTACAGAATTTATTTAGCAAATGAATATGTAGATATTGAAAAGTCTAAAGGTGCTATTATAAACGCATTTAATTACAACAATAGATTAATTATAAACCATGAAACTTCTGTTAAAGCAACAGCTACTAGAGATAGAATTAAAACTGATGAAAGCGAAGCATTTGTTGGAGCAGGTGATTTATTTGATTATCCTCCTAAAGATCTTACATTAACCGATACAGGTTATGCCGGTCTTAAGCATCAATTTGCAAGCTTACTTACTCAGTACGGTGTATTCTTTTTAGATTACAACACTAATAAACTTTTTTGTTTAGGTGAAAACTTAGAACCTATTTCTGATAAAGGATTGTCTATATTCTTTTTAAAGAATACAAAACTATCTTTTGAAACTTATTATAGAGATTTAGTGTTTTCATTGACTCCTACTTGGACAAACACTACTTACCTTGCAACAGGTAAAATTGTAAAGTATAACAATTCATTGTGGAAGAACAATGTTGTTATTAATCCTGCAGATGGAAATCCTCCATCACAATCAAATCCTAATTGGGACTTTATTTATACATATGATAATTTTTCTTTTGAAGGAGAAGATTCTGTATATTATGGTTACATAGCAGGTTTTGATAATTATTACAGAAGATTCTTAATAACCAAAAAAGATATAGTTGCTACTAATACTTTTGCTACTAACTTTAAAGGTGAGTATGATGAGACTTTGATAAGCTCTTGGTCAACTAACACAGCACTCTTTATATATAACAAACAGTTATACATTAAGCGTTCAGGTGCAGGAGTTGATATTGTATCTTTACCTGGAGGATATTTTGGAGAACCTATTTATTTTAACAACCTTACTTATTTCACACCTAATAGATTTACGATAGCTTACTATCCTGAATATAAAGGTTGGGCAAGTTGGTACAATTATTATCCTGATAACTACATGGCTAACAGTGAACAATTCTTTTCTCAAAGAGATACTGTTTTGTCAGAAATGAATAAATC